GCTTAAGGTCTAAGCCCATGGCCTTGATCTTACCAGGCTTGCCGTCTACGTCTGCTCGTTTGCCTTCCTTGTCATAGTAAAGTACTGCATATCGTTTCTTCGTGATGAACAGTCCGCGACTTGCAACAATTTCACGACCAGCTTTAATAACTTCGCCACGTGACTTTGGACAATGAAATGCGTCTTGCATAAATTTAGGAAACGTATCGTTGACTTCTTCACCAATTTGATCATAGAGTTGAACAACACTTTCTTTGGTCCACGGCAATCGTCCAGCATCGATTTCTTTTCTTAATGTTGGATATGCTGTAAAGTAACATGAGTCAGTGTCACCGTAGATAATTGCTTTACCAATATGATTATTTTCACCAGTAACAATTTCGTTGACTTTTCCTGCCATATGTTGTGCAATTGCACGACCTGTTAGTGTAGTTGATTGTCCGATTCGGTTATCAAAAAATCTACAACCAGGGTTAAGAATAGCACCATACAAACTGTTAAGCAAAATCTTTTTAACTAGCTGACGTTTATCCCAGTATTCTTCTTCAATCTTATTGCCTGCTTTAATACAGTCTTTAAGTTTAGCCTGCATCTCTTTACGTTCGGCATACCAACGCTTTAGTAATCCAGGAATAATGCCTTCAATTTCGTAGGTAAAGATTGTGCCGTTGGCACTTAACATCCAAGGTTGATTGCTGTCAAAGATTAAATCATATACCTGTGCCGCAGACAATGTATCGCTGCCTCCGTTCGCCCAATCAATGGTTAACTCGCGGCCTACTTCTTTGGCCATGACACTTGTGTATTCTACTGCACCAAACATTCCTTCCCATGCTGCCGCAAAACTTTTACCTTTTGCAATCTCTGCATCGATATATGCCTTGGTTCCGTCTTGACGTAACTGTCCAATAATAGTTTCTGGACCCATGTTCAATGCACGAATTGCTGAGGGATACAGTGAGTTAATGTCAAGTGACCCAATCCATTCGTGAATGCCCTTCTTTGGATATGCAACATACGCACCTGCCGCAGGTTCACTACCTGGCTCACGTTGTATACGGTTAGGAACAATCATTCCTCGGCGATGTGCCTCGTTAATAATAGCCTGTTCGGTTACAGCTACAGCACCCATTGTCGTTGCCAACAGCACTGTGTTTTCATGAGCAATGGTATTTGCAAGGTCTAAGAATTTTAATTTTTTATCTAGCTTGTCTAACAGCAATGTATCTTGCCTGTTGTATTCAATAAACTTACGGAAGTCTTCGTTATACAACTGATCTAGTGTACCTTCGTAGACTGTCTTTGTATCGCCAATTTCCATTTCTGCAATAGCATCAAGTCGATAAGTGTGACGTTCTTCATAGGTATACTTACGGTACAGTTCTAAGCTATCTAAGTGTACACGCCCAATAAAGTCATAGGTAACAGCAGCTTTACCATATTTTTCATATTCTCGTTTCTTTGGAAATTGATTCCATAGACAAAATCTGCGTGTGTCGTCTTTGCTTAGTACTTTAATGACACGATTAACAGTGTAGGGAATATCAAAGCCTTCACTGTTCCAGCCACTTAATACATCCGCATCGTCAATTAAGTTTAAAAATGTATCGAGCATTTCTGCTTCGTTGTCAAACAAAAATGTATTAGGAAAGTCTTTAACTGATTCTTTGGCCTGCACCATTGAAATAGTCTTTGGCGGTATTGCCAAGGTGATTAAACTATCAAGCCATTGTAAGTATACTGTGATAGCTGTAATTGGCATGAATGCATCGTCTGGTGCCGCATAGCCGCGTTCTGGATCAAAGTCTACTTCGATGTCAAAGAAACAAACGTTTAGTTTTGGAGCATCAACATTTAAATAGTTTTCTTCAAAACAACGGAATACAGGTTTAATGTCTGATTCGTATAGTTTCTTACCGCTATAGGCTCTTAGTTCTTTGTGGAGGTCTTTAAGGTTTCTGCAATTAACTCGTGTTAACGGTTCGCCGAAAATTGATTTGTGTTTTCCTCTTGAATCTTGATAATAAAAGAGGTGTTTTGCGGGGTATTCTTTATAGTGACGTTGCCCTTTTTCGTCACGCTCGACAACGTTGATAATATCATTATCGCGGTCGTAGAAAGCATCTACGTAGCTCATTGTATTCTCCTATGTCATTTACGGCTGACAAACACCAAACATGCGGTTTATGGCCCGCATACCTTGCTTAAAAATTATTTATCATCCTTATATAGGCAATTAAGTCTATACTGGCAATTAGTGCATAGTTAGCAATCATACCGGTGCTGCCTCTAGTCCAAGCAGCCCATGCAAATATTGTACACTGGAACACGAATAACGGATATAGGTATATAAACGGCGGATTGGGCAATGTATATCCCATCCAGATTGTGCAACCTATACTCATTGTCCATGCCAATAGCTCTAATGTGAATCTTAGAGGATAGCTAGCGTAATCCTCTTTGATCCAAATAATTGTCGGCTTAAGCGAATCTATCATTCAGGCAAATGCTTTGTTACACCTAGAATCATTTCAATTTCATCCCACTCTTCTTCGTGCGCTTTCCAGTTATCCTTGTGGGCGATTCTAATTGCTTTGTTGATGATGCTTGGTTTGATTTGCAGTTCTTCTGCTACTGCTTTGACGGTTTCTTTGAGACCTTCTTGTAAATCTTCTAGTTCACGTAATACATTAGAACCCTCGTTGATTAAACGTTCTAATTTTGCTTTTTCTTCGGGACCGTACATTTTAGCCATATAATTCTCCTTATAAAACTATTATACAGCCAACAAAAAAGCCGGTCAACTAATTGCCGGCTTTTTGTTACCAAAGTATTAACTTACTTTGTTTCTGATAGTACGTCGAATAGTTGGAATTCGCCACCCATGCGTTCGTAAACAAATGCTGCCATTGCGTCTGCTGACACACCTTCTTGCACTTTGCTAACTGCAACACGTTGAGCCCACTTCCATAAAGCGCCATCAACTGGATCGATCTGTTGTTGACCACCGCTTTCTTTAACTAACTGTAGGCATTGTTTGAATGAATACTTTTGTTGTACGCTTTCTTTAACTGGACGCTTCTTGCCTTTTGGCATCATTGCACTTTCGGTCTTCTTACCAAAATACTTGGCTTGCTTATCGCTCATGCCTTTCTTTCCGTCTTTCTCTTCACCTGACTCTTCGCTATCATCAGCTTCTGTATCTTTGCCTTTACCGAGATCATTCTTACCCTTACCATCGGCTGCAAATGCTGGAACTTTCTTTCCGTTTACTGTGGTCATTGGCAAACCGCCTTCTGCCATTTTCTTTTTCTTAGCGTCTTTCTTCTTGTCAGCTTCTTCTTTCTTAGCTTCAACCATTGATTGGAACTTAGAACGTGCAGCTTTTTGAGCTGCTGTAGACTCTTCAACACCTTTCTTAGCGGCTTTCTTAGCAGCTTTTTCGTCTGCTTCGTCGCTGTCTTCTTCTTTATCTTCGTCTGAGCTACCACCGTAGGCCTTGCCTTTTACAGCAGTTCCTGTGTGTGACTTACCGGACTTGTCTGTCCATGATTTGTCAGCTTTAGTAGCTTCTTTAACTGTTTCATCTTTAGCTTTACGTCCTTCTTCAAGGATTGAGCTAACACCTGCTAAAACTCTCATTTGAGCGTCTTCTGCAAGTACAACCTTTGGTTGTTGTGTTGATTGGCTGCTCGCTACCGCTGTCTTTTCGACTGGGTTAATAGAGTCCAATTTCTGTAGCATTTTGTGAAAGTCCATGTATTTCTCCGATTGTTCTTTACAGGCGTATATGTTATTTATCTTTTGATAGCGTTACTGCCACCAAATAAACTTGTATTTTGATCTAGGGCACTAACAGCAGTACCGTCTTTGTTCTTTTTTTGCTTGACTTTTGGCTGCGGAGGCGCTTTTGTGCCGGATTTACCCGGACTACCTATGTAACTGGTCTTGCCTCTTGCAGTGCCAGGGCTAATGTGCGGATTTTCAACCGTACCAATATTAGCAGTGGATGTTGTACTGGCATCTGTTTCCAAAAGTTCTCTTATTTTCATACTATTATTTATTATAATTTGAAAGGTATCTGTATAACTCTTTCTTAATCTTATTCCAAGACCCTTCCTTGCTAGTTTTAAGAAATCGCCCATAATATTCAAGAGCATTCCAAAGAACGTTTAAGTTAGGAACTTGTATGATTTTACTACCAACAACCGCATAATCTTGTCTTTGCGCCTGTTTAAGAATATTGTCAATTAATCCAATGCCCTTATCCCCCACAGCATTGTGTATGTCGTTGGCTATCTGCGCTACCCAAGCATCTCTTTCCATGTTATTCAGCATATAGATGTAATACTTGTCGCGTTCGTTGTGTGCCACAGGTGGCTGCTTTTTCCAAACATCTGTTTCGATGTCGTAAACACTATCATCGTCTGTTGCTTTTTTAATTTGACTTGTTCGCTGACTAGCGTGTGCAAATTCATGCACCATAATAGAACTTAATCTATCAATAAAATTCTTAGCAGTCTTTTCGTCTGTTGGTGCATGTGCTACATTTACTTCAACTGTAACAGTATGCTCTATTGGAATGCCGCTGATTTCGTGTTCTGCGTTAATAACAGAGTAGGCAACATCCGGACGATCAAGCATCTTATGTTTAATTGACAGCTTGCGATCGATGTGTTGTTCTTTCCATGCTGCTAGTTCTCTACTGGCATTTAAATTCTTAAAGAACTTGGTATACCATTCGAGGTCGTTTTTATAGTTGCCAATTTTAGCAACCGCAGTGGCAATCCATGGGCGTATCCATGATGTTTCTGTGCGTTCTTTTAGTATTTCGTATGATCTCATTTCATTGCTACCTGGAACGCTCGTTGTTTTTCTTGTCGTTTGTCTAGATGTTTCATTCCCGGATTAATCGATTTGGTAACATCTTTGGTGTCTTTAAAGTTATCAACCCTGGGCGCAACTCGATTTTTCCAATACCATATTGCGGTTTGGGCAGCTATTTCTGGTTTCTCAACAAGTTCGGGATGTTTAGCCAACGGTAGCCCTAACGCTTGCCCGGCCCTTTCATAATTGTCTTTTCCAGTTAATTGAATGTAACCTCGACCTTTATATTTTTCGCCGTCGCCTACTTTGTCGTTGCCTAATTTTTTAGCTTTTTTAGGAGCATACTTAATATCGTACTTGCGAAAGTCTAGACTACCACCTAGTTCTTTAAGACTTTTAAAATCCATAGTTTCATGAGCACACTGACTTAAAAATGCCACAAGCTCATTACCAGTGATGCCTGCTCTTATTGCGGCCTTTTTAAGAAACTCTTCATGCGGACTTCCAGTTACTGTATTAGCAGTATTGTCTTTGGGGGATTGATTAGAATTAACTTTTTGTTGAGGTTCTGTTTTTTGTTTAACATCTTGTTTCTTGGCAACGGGCATTTCTTTAGCATTGTCTGGAACTTTAACCATCTGCCCCGGTTTTAGTTTGGTGTCTTTATTAAACTGATTTAACTGCATGACAAATTGCGGAGTTACATTATTCTGTCTAGCAATAGAATAAACAGTATCACCGGGTTCAACTAGTTGTCGAACAATATTAGCATTTGCACCTAAAGAAGCAGCTCCTAATGCAGCTCCTGCAACCCAGTCTTTCCAATCTTCTTCTATATTTTCATTTTTTGCACGACCAGCTTTCATGTTGGCCAGCCAGTGTGCCATGCGAGCTTTTTCGCCTGTGCTGTTTTTAGCAGTTTTTCTTAGATCACTAACACTGGCTTTGGTATTGACACCGCTACGTTTAGCAAGTCCTTTACGTCCGGGCTTCTTTCCATCCGCAAAGTTTTCATGCTCGATGCTTTCGCCACTACCACCTTCACCACTATTACTAGAGTCTCCGCTATATCCAGCATAATATCCATATCCGCCGTAGGGACCTGGCCCGTAAGCAGCCCATCGAGATTTACGTTTGCGTTTTTTTGTTTCGCTAATAAACTCGTAGGCTCTCATATTAGCAATTCCAGCGACGTCTTGCTTTGCAAATTGCCTTGTCTGGAGTTTTACTACAACTAATATTGTGCATTTTCTGTTGTCCAGCGGATCTAGAACAATAGCTACTACGGCGTTTGCTGGCCTTACTACCTTTCTTTAGTTTACTAGGTTTAGTAGTAACCGCAGTTTTTAGTTTGCTACCTGGATTTTCTCTACGATAGGCATTGACAGCTTTCTTGCTCA